CTACTTGAAATCAATGAAAATTTCATTGACGAAGATGTAGGCACAGAGCAACAAGAGAAGCTTTACCTTACTATTACTGGTAAAGAGAACACTTCTCTTATGCTGGAAACTGAACTTACAAGTGGCGATTTCACTCGTGAGCTCTCAGTTGACAAAGGCAAAATGGTTCACGCCGCTGGATTGGATCTTATCCACTTTGGTGCAAATGCCCCAAGACCTATTCTTGAGGTATCAGGCGTTGAGCGCTTCTTGCTTGCGGCTTCTGAACGTGCAGTTTGTGTGGGCGTTTCCAAGGAAATGGGCATAACCATCGAAAAACGTACGGATTTAATTGAAACGCACCAGGTACAAATCATCATGCAAATTGGTGCTGTACGTACTGAGGGCGCTTTGATGCAAAAAGTTCGTGTAACTGCGTAACCGTAAAACAGCGATAAAAGGAGAAATATCGTGAGTGTAGAAGATAAATATACAGATGCCGACCTTGAAGCTGGAAAGCTAGGTTCAGCGTTGTTTACGGCAGGTCAACAAGTGACGATTGCGAGAGCACTCATTACGGTTGATGCCGCAGATGACGATGACAGTGTTTTCCGGGCCTTCAAAGACATTCCTTCAAGTCTTGTTCCTCTAAAAATGTCAATCAAAAATAGCGCCAACGCCGGCTCTACAGATTGGGATGTTGGTATTTACAAGACTGACAAAGGAGCTGTTATCAGTAAAGACCTTCTTGCCAATGGCTTAAGTATGGCCGGCGCAAGGGCAATCGATACTGAAAACAATCTTGGCTTAAATGACGTAGCGCTTGCAGATGGCACTAAAGATTTAAGCGAGCTTTCGGGGCAAAGTGAGCCTGATAGCTCTTATGATATCGCGTTTACTGCCAACACAATTGGCGGCGCAGGCACGATATTAGTTACATTATTGTTAGCTTATAAATAAGGATTTGGGGGGCCGCTTAATGCGGCCTCTCTCCCCCCTTTTTTAAGAGGTTAAAATGGCAACTTCATCAGACGTAGACATTGCAAATCTCTCTCTGGATATGCTGAATGTTGCGCCTATAACCTCCATAGACACCCCAAAAACGCCCACGGAAGAATTAATACAGCGTTGGTTTGACCAAACCAGACGCCAAGCCTTAAGGCGCCATCCCTGGAATTTCGCGGAAGAAAGAGCGATATTAGCGCCAAGTTCTACCGATCCTTTATTTGGCTTTGAAAAACAGTTCCCATTACCCGCGGATTACATACGAATAATGCACTTGAATGAAAGTGTGATTATTGGCAATAACCCTGTACCGCAAAAACTTTATAGAGTTGCCGCGAACGTCTGCAAAGGCACTCTCGGAAACAACACGATCCATTTGACGCATCATGCCCGCGGCAACTGCTTGGGCATATTCGCTGTCTGGATCCATAAGAGCCCCGCGTACGTCAGAGCTATCAACCGGAAGGTTAATAACAAAACGCCTTCTAGCGATTTTCCTACGATTGTGATCGATATCATCAAAGTCAGCAGGCGCTATGCGTCCGTTAACTTCTCTTGCGTCTACACGGCCAAGACCATCGTAAGCATACACATCGCCCGTCATTTGCTTAAGAATTACGAATGGTTTTAACTTGGAAGTCATTTGTTGAGCTTCTTGGTGTACCAAGTCGCTAAACTGGATAATAAGGGCTTGGTCTATGGATTGAACCATATTCTTCACTCCTGTTAGGTTAAATCAATTTTTTGAAAATCAACTCGCTACCCACTGGAGTGGACGAAATCTAGGAATTATCCTTATCAGAAGGACACAAGGAATGCGCTACCCGTCAAGAACATCATACTTTAGAGATTTATTACTGTCAAACCACAAAAAAAGAGAGCCCGGAAGCCCTCTCTCTCTGTAATCACACAATAGAGCTTATTTATGCCCTCTCTGGATTTCATCGTCAAGGGTTTTAAGCTGTTGTCTTAAGTTATGATGTTCCGGGTGGAATGGGTCTTTAATTTTTGGATCCATTCTAAGCTTATTAGCTGCAGCAACTTTTTGATCCATGCTTGCAACGGTTTTTCCTGCGCCTTCGCCTGTACCTGGGGCGCCTTCTTCGGCTTTGCTTGGAATTTTCTTGTGCATAGAATTGGTTAGAGCAAGAACTGCCAACAATTGATCATTAGGAAGATCAGCAATTAGCTGTTTAGTTTCAGGGGATTGCAGTATTGCATGCTCAAGCATAATCTTGATTGCCGCATCGCCCTCTTCCCTTGATCCGTACGCCTTATCAAGCTCTGCATTAAAGGCGTCTTCATTCTCGAATTTAGCAGTTTGCTGCCCTGCCGCCTTTTCGCCTTCTTGCCCAACATGGAACTGAAACAAATCATTAGCTTGACGCGGGGTTAATCCAATGCTGTGGAAAAACTCTTTATATTTGTTCTGATCATCCGTGTTAATCTCAGCTTCTACGCCCTCAGGCAACTGCAAATCGTAGCCTTCAAAGGTTTCTGGCCTTAATTGGCCGTAATATTCTTGAAGCTGTTCATCGGTAGCATCAGCGCCCGGAACAGATTTCTTGCCAATCATGGTTTGAACATTGTCATGCTGTGAATAAAGATCATCTAGAGATTTAACATTACCTGCCCAAGCTCTATCCGCGTATTGCTCTGGAATTGCAAAAGCCGCTTCGCCGCCGCCTTCACCGCCTGTAGCTGCCCCGCCTGCGCCGGCTTCGCCGCCTTCGCCGCCTGCGCCACTATCAATTGCTGCATCTGCTGTCATTACTATTTAGCTCCTTTTTGGTTTGGTGAGTTTAGTTTTCTTTCGTTTATTTGCCCGTTTTTTTCTTACAGGCTTTTTGCTTTTGTTTTGATTTATCGGATGGCCGGCCATTATTTTTCTCCTAAAAAAATCTAAGTCCAATTAAAACAAGTAAAATCATCATACCGCATGCGATACCACTACAAAATATTAAAGCTTCTATCATTTTTTATCTACTTTCTCTGGCGGGTCATCCACAATTTGAATTCTATATTCCGCCTGGAGTAAGTTTTCTGGCCTAATTTGGTTTCTTATAGCCCCGTATACGCCCCTTTGCGCAGCGAGAACTTGTGTTATATTAGGGTCTTCCATGGACATTAGGTTGCTCATAAAACCACATTGCTTGCACAGAACAGCGAGAAATATTTGCCCGTCTTCTGAATTTGCTACGCGATTTATTGCTTGCCGTGCTTCCGTCCTAGTTATTTGCTTGTAAGTCACTAGCGATACCTGCCACTTGTTCCGCTTGGTCTATTTGTTGTTGTTGCGCTGCCTGTTCTTCCCGCTGTCTCATAATCTCTTTTACTTCATCGATGTGCTTGATCATTGAAGGCGGAGCTCCAGTTAATCTTACAGCATGTTTCTGGATTTCTTCAACGTCTAAAAATAACACAGCTTCCGGGTTTGTCGCTGCCAATGTCTGATTTATATTTATAGTCTCGAGCATTCCCTGCAATTCATCGATGTTTGTTACCCTATCTGCAGGCGTTGTATATGTTATCTGATAGGCGTCTTCGCCTTTTATTAGCCTTTCGGCTATCCTTTCGGGTATTAATTCGACTTCGCCTTTAAAGACTTGCTCAATTTGAGCCTCAACTGAGCCCGGGATAAAGCCAAAGTGGTTGGCTCTGAGCTTCACATTGAAAGATCTCTCAACTAAAGGTGTGAATAACTCTGTTAACTGCCGGCTTATCAAAGAAGATAAAGAGCTATTCCTGATACGGGCGCGCTCTACGGTTTCCGTAGCTGTCATTTGTGTACGGTTATTAAAATCAAGAAGCCGATCAATGAAGAAATGCTGAGCAATCGCATCTTCCAGGGCGTCTATTCTGGACAATGCCGCGTTCAAATCTCCTACTGTGCGTATCTCGAAAACTGGAGGCGTACTGCCTATATTGCCTTGGCTATCAAATACAGTGATACCGCCTGCGCTCGTATCGATGACGCCGCCGCCAAGCATGCCAGAATTAAGAACGCCAAGAGCAGGATCTAATTCTTTTTCAGTCGCTACGATAACCGCTTCTTTTAAAATGTTTAATTCGCGGATATCTGGCAAACCATTCATGCCAGGAGAGCGGCCATACTTCTCATATATGAGCTTACGAAATCTCGCAACTGCAATAGGAAACTCTGCAAAGCCGCCTTCTTTAAGGATTTCCTCGGTTTCCATCTCCATATGCGTGGACTGAGTAGGGAAATTCTCGTCATCTCCCGGTTCATAGACGATAAGTATCTTAATCATTTCGCCTAAATTACCGTCTTCAAACTTCTTTCTGGTCTTTTCAGATACATTTTCCTCGCCATAAGTGTCCACAACTCTTTTTACTGTCCATTCATAGTTCAAGAAAGTCGTATCTATTCGGCCATTCTTGCCCTCATCAATCCGCATTTCCTTGACAGTAAAAGCGCGATACATTAAATCGCCATCTTCTAGAAAGGTGCCTACGCCAGAAGTCCCGAATATAATTTCATCTAACATGTACTCGTCAAGAGCAAGGGCTAGGTTAGCCTTGGGATCATCCATAGAGCGCACTAAACGTTTCGTGGCAACGTCCTGGTACCACTTAATCTCTTCGTCTGTAGGGTTCTCTAAATCGTCAGGCGCTTCAATTTTAATAGATTTCTTGGCGGTAGAAGGCCAAAGCAATCCCAAAATAGCAGAAGCGGCATTACCCGCGGCAAATGTGGCCGTGCTATCGAATATATCTTCATTGAGGAATTCCCCCGGCGTAAGGGTTTCCTCAAAATTCGTTTTTGTTTGGGTAATAAACTCGCCAAGAACTTGCCACATCTGGTTCCAATTGGAAAGTCCTTGGGCTAATTTTGCATTCCGGTCTTTTAGGCGTTTAACCTTACTCACCAAAAAGCCTTTTCTTTTGAATTTCGTCTTCTTCGTCCGTAAGCGAAGACCGCAAAGAAAGCCGGCGGGCTTCCTGTTCTTCAATATTAGCTAAGTTCTCTCTGCTAATACGCTCTTGTTCCTGCCTTCGGATTGTATCGGCGCTAGGGCCTTTCTTGACAGTAGGGGTACTTGGCTTTGAACTGAAAAATCCCATTTGAGATCCTTTCCGGTGCTGTAAATAAAATATACAGGATGAAAAGTATTGTGTCTACTGTTCTGAATTCCACTTCACAATAGCTTCCTGCTTTAAAACTTCCTCAGATTTAAACCCACATTCGGGCGTAATACACTGTAGAGATTTCCCCTTAGTGGGGCTCGTTACAAACGCCGGCAGTTTCTTACATTTTTTACACGGCTTAATTTCTTCTCTTTTAGGCGCTGTCATTTTAATCTCCTGTTGCATGAACCAAAAACAACAAACATAAACAGTCAGTTGTATAATATTCATTTATTACAAAATCTTCCATTAATCACCCATATAAGGATTAGCGGCTATAGAGAACTGAGCCCATAGACTATTAGAATTAGAAGCTGTA